AGTTCAGTTAAACCCCAAACCAAAGCATCTAGTCTATCAGGAGAGCTTTGTGTATCGCCTGTATAACTACACATCTGCTGTTCTAGCTCAGGGAAAGCACCGACATGATGCACCCTTCTCTGCTCATATAGAGCTGCGATTGGCTCGGCTCTAAGGATCTTACCCCTTGTAGCCCTGACAGATCTATAAGGAACATTTGTATCTATGTTTCTTATTAACCTCTCAACCAAGTCTCCACCATTATTAGTTTCACATATAATTCTATCTGCTTCCCATTCATAAAAAGCATTAACACATATTCTACCCCATTTATCAGCAGTATGTCTGCCTGATAGATCTTCTAGGACATAGAACTCATTATTATAATCCTTACCTACTATCACTATACCAGTCTCATCAGAGTTGTCATTAGCGGTGACAGCAGGATCTACCGCTACTACTATCTTCATTAGATCCCTATCATCATTGATTCTTGCTTCATCTATCATCTTAGAATTCCATAAGGTGCCTTCAAAGTCCTCTATGATCTCTGCATACAGCTCCTGCCTTCCTAGATTGGTGCCTTCATACTTTTCTTTAAGCATGGCTAATGCTGACTCAGCTAGATTAGCTTCATTCTCAAAAGTAGATCCTCTTGTAATATGAACATCATCTCTTTCAATAAGATCTTTAATTAATTTAGTTGGCTTAGGAGTAGTGGTTATTGTGACCTGAGGTTTATCTCCTAATCTAAGACCAAACAAAAGCTGATCAAAGGCTTCAGGATATCTCCATGATGCAACTTCATCACACCATGCTCTATGAAACTGAGGTCCTCTTAATCTCTCAGGTTCTTGAGCTGCAAATCCTATGATCTTAGATCCATTCCATAAACGGATCTCTGAAACTGTTGAGCTATATCCTGCCTGTTCTTTAGATTTAAGGAGACATTCTTTAGGTATGATTGAGAGTAATCCTGATGGACCACCAAAACAAACTCTTCTGAGATCTCCATGAGTGGGAGCTACTACAGCACAATTAACATTAGCATTATCCATTGCATAGATTGCAATATCTTCAGCTCCAGTTCTAGTCTTACCCCATCCTCTACCTGCTAATATAAGCCAAACTAAATAGTCTGTAATAGGTGTAAGCTGCTTCTTCCTAGCAGTTGTCAGCCATTCAGTGTAATGATTCGCTGTCGCTGTTGATGCGGTCTCGTTTAACTCCGTGTAGGAGGTCCATAACTCTTCTGAACGATTCCGCTTCTTTGACAGTGCTGTTGACATTGATGTTCTCCGTGACTTCACCCATAGCAACCTTGCTTAGTTTCTGAGCTACTGTAAGAGCATTACATAGTCCTAATAATTGTTGAGGTGGAAATGGTTTACTTTTCATCTTCAAGGCATCAGTGTTCATCTTAAAGTAATATTCTACTTGCTCAATGATCTCCTGAGACTTGCTTATAAATTTATCATCAAAAGCCTTGCCCTCTTTTACAAGATGCTTAGCTCTCTTCTCATTTAATTGTTCTTGGATCTCTGCTTCAAACTGTTGTCTTAAAGATTTCCATCCTTCAGATCTTGCAGCTCTATATAATGTGGCTGATGCTACATTATGCTTTTTGATCAATTCTTCTATAGTGTAATGTTTTCTATCACCAGTTTCTGTCTCGCAGCCCTGCACAAATTCAGACTTTATTAAAGTTCTCAATTCAGGAGTTAGTTTCTTTTTGGCTGCTTTCTTAGTCATAGATTCTCACATATTATCATTATTTTTCTAAAAAGAACAACATGGAATATATCCCGATTGGACATATGTATTCCAATATGGTATAATGGTATTAAGATCAATAAAAACAGGAGAACATAAAATGACTAGATCTGCACAAAAACTACCCCAATACTGGGTCTACATAGGGGGCTACAGAATGGTCCAAGCTAAAGTAGGTTATAAGTGGGTGAAATATAAGAGTCCAACTTTGGACCAAAACTTTACTAGGATCAGTAGAGCTAAGTGGGACAAGTGCTATATCCGAACTTTAGAAGAAGCTATAGAAATGAACAATGTCTACAATAGAGCCCGTGAATTAGAGATTCCTCTAATCAAGAAAACCAAAATACTTAAGTCCCATCCTACTAGGAAGTTTGGATGGATGTATAAGTCCTATGAGGATCTCAGAGATGAGGTCCTTTCTCATGATATAAGGAGAGCTGCATAATGCCATTAGAAATAGATAAGAACATTCCACTCATTGAGCTATGTGACCCATTGGGTAGAAAGAGTCATAGGCTTAAGATTGATGATATTTATTGGACCTTGCATGATATGGAGATTGGGGATTCTGTTTTGTTTGGATCTCTTGCTGCTGCAAACAGGTTTAGATCAAGAGCTCATAATTGGATGGTTCATGGTTATTGGGATCGTCAGTTTGCTTTGAGAGATTTGGGAGTAGGAGAAGGGTGGAGAGTATGGAGAATAGAAGATAAGAAAAGAGATCCAAGATTCACACTTGACTAATTAGTACAAAGTGGCATAGTAGTAAACCCGTAAAAGAAAGGAGAAAATTATGGAAAAAAAAATAGCCTTCAAGAGAGAAGGAAAAAAACACATGGATCTAGTCTATAGATATCTTGACTTCACCATCACTGACCTTGACCTTTGGTATGTGGTTTATAAAGGAGATGAATATATAGGTCGTAATTCAAGCCTTAAAAAGTGCAAAGAATATGTGAGGTCCTTATGTCAATAGAGTGTCTCAATCAAGCTCTTAAGATGGAGTTCAAAGGTCAAACACCAACCAAAAGATTAATCCTAATCTTGTTAGCAAATTATTGTGATGACAAAAATTCTTGTTATCCATCATATAAACATATAGCCAAACTTGCAGGTCTTAAAGATACAAAGCACATTGCAAACATCATTAAAGAATTTGAGCAGTTAGGTCTACTTAGTATTGAACATAGAAAGACAAAAGAGGGGGGACATACATCAAACAGGTATCATCTCACCCTTAGGGCTACAGCACCCTTAGGGGCTTCAGGAGAGGAGGTAGTAGGTCCTGACACCCATAGCCCCCCTGTCCCCACCCCCTCCAATACTAAAGAGGATACAAAAGAAGAAACTAAAGATCTTAATAAGGGTGAGGGCACTTCTTATGATCATGAAAAAGATAACTTAAGATGTTTGTTTGGTGACTTTTATGTTCTTTACCCTCGTAAGATTGGTAGACATATGGCTGAGAAATCTTATGAGAAAGAGTGCAAGTCATATGACCCCCGTAAGATGAATGAGATGGCTAAGAGATTTATGTATCTATGCAAAGCTGAGAAAAGGGAAACTCAATTTATTCCCCATCCTGCTACATGGTTAAATCAGAAGAGGTATCTTGACATGGAAAACAATGAACATAAAATCAAAAAGAATACATTAAATAAAATAGCAGGATAAATAAAATGATAGACATAAGTCAGAAACTTGCAGAAGCAGGTATCAACCCTAAACACTTAGGAGATGGTAATCAGAAACTTAAGTGCCCCCAATGTCAGCCACCCCATAACCCAAGAGATAATCCTTTATCAGTGACCATTGAAGGCAACACTGTTGTATGGAAATGTCATCATTGTGAATGGACTGGCGGATCAGGAGATGGATCTAATACCTTCAGAAGAAATGAATGGGTAAGACCTAAGGTTCCTGAGAATCCGATTCAGGATAATTTTGTAGCAGACTATTTTCAAAAGAGAGGGATCTCTAAAAAGGTTATAGATGCCTTTAAGATCTACAATGAAAATAACTGGATTGCTTTTCCTTACTTTGATAAAGATGGGACCATTGCCAATGTTAAATATAGGACCACTAACAAAGAATTTAGACAGGCTGCCAAAGCTAAAAAGATCTTATATAACTATGAGAACATTCATGATCAGGAAGAGGTAATCTTTGTTGAGGGTGAAATGGATTGCTTGTCATTAGCTCAAGTTGGATTTAAGAATGTCACCACTCTAAGTGATGGAGCATCTTCAACAGTTTCTACAGATCCTAATGATTCAAGATTTAAAGGTTTAGGTAATTCACCAATAGTTGCAGATAAGGTTATTTTATTTTGTGATGATGATGAAGCAGGTAGAGCTCTCAAAGAATCTCTTTTGTATAGAGTTGGCAAAGATAAAGCATGGTATGTGAACCTGAGTAAGTATGGTGATTGTAAAGATGCTAATGATGTCTTATGCAAACATGGAGAACAGGCTTTAAAAGATCTTGTTGATGGAGCTATACCATATCCAGTTGAGGGACTATATAAGGCTAGTGATTATTCTAATGAGATTATGGACCTTTATGAGGGTAGATATGTTAAGCCTATAGAGATTGGAATGGAGGGCTTAGATGAGATCTACAAGATTCAGAAGGGCACTTTCCACTGTATTACTGGGATCCCGAATCATGGTAAGTCTTTAATGCTTTCTAGTATCTTAATAAAACTTGCAGAGAAACATGGGTGGAGATTTTGTGTTTTTTCACCTGAGCACTCTACAGCAATGCACATAAGAAGATTATTGCAGCTCTACATAGGAAAAGGTTTTGATGAAACCCTTAATGAAAGAATGACTCCTGAGGATGTCATTAGAGGTATGAAGTTTATTGATGAGCATTTCTACTTTATAGAAACAAGAGATGCTATACCTTCAGTAGATCTAATCATGAAAACTGCTAAAAACTTTGTCTATAAGTATGGTGCTGCAGCTCAGGGAGTTGGGCTAGTGATAGATCCATATAATGAAGTAGATGCTAACAGGAAGCAGGGTAAGAGAGAAGATGAGCACATAAGAGACTTTATATCAGAATGTAAGAAGTTCTGTAGGATGCACAATGCTGTAGTTTGGTGTGTAGCTCATCCAACTAAATTACCAAGAGAAACCAATGGTGGATATTCGCCACCTGACAGCTATTCAATATCAGGATCTAGTCACTGGTCTAACATGGCTGATTGTATTCTGACAGTTCATAGAGACTTTGATGCAGGATCTACTTCTATCCTGACCCGAAAGATTAGAGAACAGGACCTATATGGAAAGATTGGTGAAGCCAAATTTCAGTATGACTTTAGGACCTATAACTTTAGAAAGTATGAAGATATATATGACAGCTATGATGACTGGTCTAAATAGAAGTCATTAGGAGAAACAGCACCTTCCGTATAATCATGAATAGCCAACATTTCAGATTTGCGGGGGATGCGTTTTGCAATTACATACTTACTCAATCCGCCTTGACTTAGTTTGTGTCCAGTAGATTTCTCTAATTGCATAATAAACTCATTTTGAGTGATCTTATTTTCTTGGAGATATTGTTTTAATTTCATATGTAATTATTCCGTTATGAACTTGCATTATATGACATAGCGGGTTAAAATTCAACTTACATCTAATGAAAACCATCTAATGAGGAGATAAAATGATGACTAATGATCCATTCGCAAGATTTGAAATAGAGCACCTAAGCTCTCAATCAATAAACCTTTTTTTAACTAACTTACCACTCTTTATAATTCGTTACTTATACAAGTATAAGAACCCAACTAATGCAGCCATGATCAGAGGATCTCTGACAGATAAATTTATTGGATCTGCGTTGAGATATCAATGGGATGTGGACCTTAAATCATGGGAGAGAACTGCCCCTAATTACTCTGTAAAAGATCTACAAGAGAGAGCTAATAAATATTTTGATGCAGAGATTGATGATGAAAACTTTGAGGATACGCCTGAGAAGATTCAGACTGAGAAAGATAATCTAAATAAATATATAGAGTTGGGCGTTCCGT